TACAATATAGAGCTGGACGAGCAGCAAAGCAAAATCTGGGGTCAGCGCGCGAATAAAGCCGCGAATGGCGGCAAAAAACCGCGTTTTATCGATAAGGTCGATGCCGCTATGGAAGATAAAGAACTTGGCGCCGCCCTCGAGGTAGCGGATGATGAATTGCAAAAAGCGCTCGGCGAAATTTTAGCGCGCTGTGATACTTACGAGCAGGCTTTCGGCGAATTTGCAAAACTTTATGAAAACGCCCCGCTGCAAAGCATAGAAAAGCTTATGTTTCGGGCGATAGCGTGAAAGTTTCATTTGTGCAAGCTCCTGTATTTTTGCCGTTGCAATCCAACACACAAGATATATCGTCTGCAGCAATCGTGACAAAGACAATCAAAACGATTGACAAGAAGAACGTCTATTATACTCTTATTGAGTTCCATGAGTGGGACAAGGACGGTAAGTATGTAATCACTAACGAGCTTTATCGCTCGACAGAAAAAGAGAAGGTTGGCGACAGAGTGCCACTATCTGAAGTCTATGAAGACCTTGAAGAAGAGGTTGTCCTTGAACAGTTGACACGGCCTCTATTTACTTATTTGAAACCTCCTGGCATGAACAACAAAGATATTAACAGCCCGCTTGGTCTGTCTATCTTTGATAACGCTAAGAGTACGATTGATTTTATTAACACGACCTACGACGAGTTTCGCTGGGAAGTCAAGATGGGGCAACGTCGCGTCATTGTTCCTGACCAGACTGTCAGAGTTGGTTTTGCAAGAGATGGTGACATTGATCTTGTGAAGCGTGAGTTTGATCCAGAACAGAATGTTTACGAGCAAATCGACGGAGGCAAGGACACCCCTGTTAGCATTACAGACCTAACAACGCCTATCCGATCTGATGACTACATCAAGGCCATTAATGAGGGCTTGGCTCTATTTGAAATGCAGATAGGTGTATCTGCTGGCATGTTTACTTTTGACGGTAAGAGCATGAAGACGGCTACTGAAGTGGTAAGCGAGAACTCAGACACTTATCAAATGCGTAACAGCATTGTAAGCCTTGTAGAACAGTCTATCAAAGAGCTTGTGGTTTCTATTTGCGAGCTTGGCGCTTTGTATGACTTGTATAACGGGCCTATTCCAACGCTTGAAAATGTCACGGTTAGCCTTGATGATGGAGTCTTTACTGACAAAAATACTCAGTTAGAATACTACACAAAGGCTTTAGCAAGTGGTCTAGTAAGCCGTGAGTATGCAATCGAAAAGGCTCTAGGATTTTCTACGGAAGAAGCCAAGAAAATGGCTGAGGCTGTTAGAAAAGAGGCTGTAGCTGACGTAGGGAGTGTTAGAAGTCAAACAGACGTAGATATTTACGGAGAATAGCCATGAAACGTATTTTGAGATTTTTGATGCCGTATCTGAGCCCATCTAAAGCATTGTTGGGGTCGTCATCGAAATTTTTAAAGTGGGTGTGGGATGATTAATAAGTACCCGATTAAATTTGATGATGAACAGCTGATTTTAGAAGCGGGGCAAGTTGCTGATACTTATCACAAGCTAACTCTTGACCTATTCGACGAAGTTATTGATAGGCTGTTAGAGCGTGGCACTGCTTCGCTTGCTGACAATCCGTATATCTGGCAGTTAGAGAAGCTGAATCAGATGCACTTGCTGAACGAGCAGAACCTGAAGACGATTGCTAAATATTCGAAGATCGGCGAAGAACAGCTTAGACAGGTCATCGAGGGTGAAGGGTTTAGGATCTACAAGGATACTAAACAACATCTGATAGATGACTTGGGAGAAGGTGAGCTAGGAGATTCTTCGCACGTCCAAGAGTTGCTATCTGGCTATTTTAACCAGTCGCACGGAGATATTAAGAATCTGATTAATACTACACTCCCACAAGCAGTATCTGAGGTGTACAGAGGAATTATACAAGACTCTGTGGCTCGTGTAGTGACTGGTCTGTCCACTCATGACAAGGCGCTAAATGAAACCGTCATGAAATGGCAAGACGCAGGCTTTAAAGGCTTTGTTGATAGGGGCGGTAAGCGCTGGAAAATAGATAATTATGCACGGACGGTCATTAAGACCACGGCTATTAGAAGCTATCGAGAAATGCGAACCATGCCCGCTGAAGAGCTAGGGATAGATACTTATTACTACTCGAAGAAGGCGACAGCAAGAGAGGCTTGTGCACCTCTGCAGCATCATATCGTAACGACTGGTATGGCTCGAGAAGAAGAAGGATATACTATCTTATCTCTTAATGACCACGGCTATGGAACTCCTGCGGGGTGTTTGGGCATCAACTGCGGTCATATCTTGACCCCGTTTATTCCTGGCATCAATGAGTTGCCAGAGTTAGGGGAAGATGTGAAGAACGTAACGCCAGAGCAAGCGATAGAGAACGCAAATGCAGAAGCCAAGCAGAGGGCTTTAGAACGGTCTATCAGGAACAACAAGGAAAAGCTCCACGTAGCCGAGAAATTAGGCGACAAGGAGCTGATAGACAAGTACAAGAGCAAGGTTAGAATCCAGCAAGGAGCTATGAGAGACTATCTCAGACAGCATCCGTTTCTACATCGTGATTATGCTAAAGAAAAGTATTACGGATAGGGAGGTGATCCGTCATCTTGACTTGCAGGAACAGACTGCTACTTAATTGCTATAACAAGCCGTATGAAGAATCATGCGGTTTTTATTTTGCCCTGGAGCATGGCGTAAAACTGTCTTAATTTTGTCCGTGTGACGTAAAAAGGAGGAGTTTTAGACATGAGTTTAAAACGGGAAATGTTGACAGAAGCTGGCATCACAGACAAGACAGTGATTGATAATATCATGCAAGCGTACGGTGCAGGTATTGAGAATGCAAAGTCACAAGTTAAGTCAGAAATGCAAGCAGAAGCCGACACGTTAAAAGGCCAACTGGAACAGCAGACCCAAGCTTTGAAGGACTTGCAGGCAAAAGAAGGGGCTAGCGAAGAAAGCAAGAAACAATTAGCTGACTTACAAGCTCAGTTTGACCAGTATAAGACAGATAGCGAGGCTAAGCTGGCTCAGGTGACCAAAACAAATGCTGTTGCTCTTGCGTTGAAAGATGTAGGTGCTTATAACTCAGATGACCTCATGAGATTTATCGATCTAGATAAAATCGAGCTGGGAGAAGATGGTAAACCAGTCATCGAAGAAACCATTCAAGGCTTGAGAGAGTCTAGCCCTTATTTATTTCAAAGCCAAGACAACGCACAACCCAAGCCTACGTTTTCGACTGGAGGGAACCCGCCAGCTGACGGAGGCGAAAACCTTAGCGCAGAAGATAAGGCGCTATTCGCTGGCTTTGACAGCGTTTAATAAAAACAAGAAAAGAGGAAAAACTAAATGGCAGTAAATTATGCAGCTAAATTTGATGCTAAAGTAGACGAGCGCTTTGCTAAAGAAGCCCTTTCTACAGGAATTATCAACCAAGATTTTGATTTCACGGGCGTTGATACTGTAAAAGTATACTCAGTACCAACATCTAAAATGAACGACTACAAGACAACTGGTCAAAACCGTTACGGGGAAGCCGAAGAGCTTGGAAATACAGTACAAACAATGGTGTTGACAAAAGACCGTTCATTCACATTTACCATTGACAAGAAGTCAGAGCAAGATACAAACGGTGTGATGGAAGCTGGCAAAGCTCTTGCGCGTCAACTTTCAGAAGTCGTAATCCCAGAAGTTGATACTTATCGCTTCTCTAAGATTGTAGCTGGCGCAGATACAGATAATGTAGCTACAGGAGCAATCACAAAAGATAATGCTTATGAAGCGGTACTGGACGGCCAAGTGAAACTTACTGACGCATTCGTTCCAGTTGCTGGACGTGTACTTCACGTATCGCCTAAATTCTACAAGTTGATCAAACTTGACCCTACATTTGTTAAGAATTCAGACCTTGGCCAAGAAATTACAATCAAAGGCCAAGTTGGTATGATTGATGGTCTTCCTGTTGTGTTGACTCCAACATCACGCCTTCCAGAAAATGTAGATTTTGTTATTGCTCACCCAATTGCTACTACATCTCCTGTTAAGTTGGAAGACTACAAGATTCACGACAATCCACCAGGAATCAATGGTAAATTGGTTGAAGGACGCATTCGCTATGATGCATTTGTTTTGGATAACAAGAAAAAGGCGATTTACGTTCACAAATCTGCTTAAAAAAGGAGGTAGTTAATGGCTAAGAAAAAAACCGAGGAAATCACCGAAGAGGTAGCCGAGGCTGTTTCTAATCCAAGACTAGTTACTTTGACTAAAGATGGTGTATCTTTCACTGTAGCGAGCCAAATACAAGTATCTGCTTTCTTGGCTTCGGGATATGAAGTGGAGGAGTGATTAAATGGCAAAATTCAAAGCAACATCAAATGTGGTTTTTATCATCGATGACGAAGAAATCCAATTTGATGAAAACAAGAAATATGAAATCGAGGAACAAAAAGCGGTTGAGTTAAATGCAAAAGGGTTGTTAGCTCACCCAGAACTTAGCCCGTTCTTTGTTCCGATTGATGAAACAGACGAGGCGGAAGAGTAACACCGCCTTTTAGAAAAGGAGGTGGCTACTATCGCTTACTTAACTAAAGAAGAGTATATCGAACTTGGTTTTGACGAGTTTACTGGCTTTGATACACGATTGAAACAAGCTGAACTTGCAATCGATTTATTTATTCGTCATTTTTACGACTATAACGACTTTGAGAGTGATTTTAAGCCTAGAAAGAAAGCTGTTAAGCTAGCTACTGCTTACCAAGTGCATTATTTGGAGAGCTCAGGCGTTTTGACGGCAGAGGATAAACAATCAATCTCCAGCATGACGTTAGGTCGCACAACCGTATCCTACAGCTCTCAGAACTCCTCTAGGGCTCATGAAATAGCTTCGGGATATAATCTGTCGCTTGACGCGTTTAACGCTCTAAAATCAGTTGGATTTCTGTATTCGGGGGTTGATAGATATGGTAGATAAGCGAGCATTAGTTGACTCTGTCACAATCCAAAAGCGGGCAGATAAAGACGACTGGGGGAAGGAATCTTATTCCGACCCTCTCTTATTATCTCCTGTCCGATTCGACAGAAACTATAATGCCCCAGGCGCTATCAACAACCCAGCAGGAACAAAGAACCCGACGTTTAGCAAACCAAGTGTTTTATTTGTATACACACAATACTGTGATGTACAGATTGATGACACTTACCGTAGCGGGATTTTAAAAGATGGCGACAGAGAGTACATCATCAATAAGATAATCCCTGTATATTATCCGTTTAAAAATAAGGTCTATTGCTATGAGATAGAGGTGATGTAATGACCTCTATTAAATTAAAAATAGACTTGAGTAAGGCTAAGGAAAAAATCAATAAGACAAATGTTAAAAAAGGACAATTAGCGATTGCCAATCAGGCTCTGCTTGACATGGATCCGTACATTCCGCTTAGAAAAGGCCCTCTAAGGTCTAGCGGGCATGTAACGGGTGGTGGTTCGCAGATTGTCTATAACACACCTTATGCCAGAGCTCAATTTTATGGAGGAGCATACAACAAGCATAAGAGTTTTAGTTTTAGCAAATACTCAACACCAGGTACTGGTAAACGTTGGGATTTGAAGGCTAAACCTCTACACGCTAACAAGTGGGCAGAAATTGGATTGAAAGCGATGGGCATTAAATGACGAAGAATAACAATGACTTTGCTGTCGTCTTACGCTCTTTTATCGACAGTCTAGGCTTGTCTTTAAAATGCCGACTGGATTTTTTGGATGAAAAAGAAGGGTTAGTCCTCTATCCATTGCCAGGCGGGCAAGTCAAAAAGGAATACATGGACGGGTCAAAAGATGTGAACCTCATTTTTGAAATCGCCATAAAGACGAAAGACCAGCAGAAAGCAAGTGAGTGTTTGTGGGAAATCAACAAAGAGCTGTCAGAGTTTGACCTTGATTTACCAAGCAAGAATGACTCATATATTTTTAACGACTTAACAGTAACTGCTCCGACCCTTAACGAGAGAGACGGGCAAGGCTATTACATCTATTTGCAGGACATTACTGCAAACCTAACAATTTTAAACAAAAAGGAGAATTAAATGGCACGTTATAAAAACGCCTTACGTGGGCATTTTATCGCCCCTGTGACAGACGCTAGCACAGAACCTCAGAAGACAGATTATCTGGAATTGGCTAAGTGGATTGAAGATATTTCAGACGATACCGATGAACAAACAACATCAACCGCTTACTATGACGGTGATGGAACAGAAGAAACTACAGTAACCGCTGTTAAAGGCTCTTACACATTTAAGGGTACTTACGACCAAGAAGACAAGGCTATGAAACACATTGCAGGTCTTAAATACAAACTCGGTAATGACCGTCTTGTATGGCACAAAGTAGTGTCAGCAGACAACAAGACTCAATGGGTTGGAATCGCAACAGTCAGTGATATTAAAGCTGGTTCTGGTGCTGCTGCAGACTTCGAAGAGTTCGGATGCAAGATTTCTTATAACTCAATTCCAAAAGAATCAGCGGTAGTGGGATAATTTTAAGGCGCTATCTAATCAGGTAGCGCTCTTTTTTTGTAAAAAATAAGGAGAAAAACATGTCTATTCAAATTGAAGTTAAGCGCTCTGGATTCCCTGTGAAATTGGGAGAAGTAGAGCTGTGGTTTGATACGTCTATCGAAAATCTAACAAGGTTTTTTGAGATTGAAGACGAAGTAAACAATCGCTTTAATGAGTATCAGAAAGAAATCGTTGACAAGTCTAACAAAGGTAAGTTTGACGGCCTGAAAAAAGGCGAAATCAGCAAAGAAACGATCGATGAAGCCTTAGCGCTTGAGCGTAAGACTACTGAAATCAAGTATGACTTGGTATTTGGTGATGGAACGTTTGCTAAATTGTACGAAGTATACCCTGACTACGAGGCCCTAGATGAAGCGTTTTATCAAGTTGATACACTTATCGGTGCAGAGCTTGAAAAGCTTGCTATTGAACGTAAAAATAAGGCTAAATCACGAGCTGACGAGTACAAGACTAAAGCTAAATCGAAGAAAAAGAAAAAATAAGGAGGTCGGCTTATGAAGCTGAATGAACCTCTTGAAACCTCTTTTGAATTTGAAGGCAAGAACTTCGAAATAGATTGTTCGTTTGATGTTGTTTTAGATGTCTTTGAAATGTTCGGTGATGATGTGCTGAATGATGTTGAGAAACTTCAGCTAGCTATTGAAATCATGACTGGCGAAGTGATAGAAGATCCAGAGCTTGCATCTCAAATCTGGAAATACATTGACGAGCATTTTATAACTGTTAAAAAAGATCCTGTCATCTATGATAGGCAAGGAAATCCCATGCCAGTTGTAGACGAGGACGACAAGGCCCGCTTAATTGATTTTGAAATAGACGCTCAGGACATATACGCTAGTTTTATACAAGCGTATGGCATCAATCTACTAGATGAGCAAGGGAAGCTGACATGGACTGAATTTATGGCTCTTCTGAACGGTCTACCTGATGACACATCAATGATGAAGATTGTCCAGATTAGATCATGGAAACCTAGCAGTCACGACTCTAGCGAGTACAAGGGCTTGATGCGTAAATTACAAAGAAAATACAGTCTAGATAGAGAGGAGGAATAATATTTGGCAGATGGAAAAATAACCATTGAGGTTGAAGTAAATGGCC